GTCTGACCAAGGAATCAGAGTTGTAACTACCTTGGATGGTAAATCAATTACAAAGGTTTACTCTATTGACAACCTAGTACTTGAAACAGAAGAATAATATTACTTAATTATGGGAGGAAAATTCAAAATGGCGAAATGGTACGGAGTAATTGGTTATGCTGAAACGGTGGAAACGAAACCCGGTGTATGGAAAGAGCAAATAACCGAAAGAACATACTATGGAGATCTTATTCGAAATACTCGTAGACTTCAGACCACCGACCAACTCAACGACAACATCAATGTTGCAAATGAGATCAGCATTGTAGCCGATCCGTTTGCCAATCAGAATTTTCATTCGATGCGCTACGTTGAGTTTATGGGTGCTAAATGGAAGATTACAAATGTCGAAGTTCAGTACCCGAGACTAATATTGACTATAGGGGGTGTATACAATGCCTAGTAGGCTTAAATTACAGACTTTGCTAGAGGAATTACTCGGAAGTCGAAATGTGTATTTTCAACCCCCTGAGTCAGTTAAAATGAAATACCCCGCCATTGTTTACGGTCTCGAAGATATCGAGAACACATTTGCAAATGACGGGGTTTATTTATCTCAAAGAAAATATTCTGTAACTGTCATCGATGAGGATCCCGATAGTCCTATTGTTGGTAAAGTTGCGTCTTTACCATCCTGTCGTTTTAATCGACATTACGAATCGGATAACCTCAACCATGACGTTTTCATCCTACAATTTTAAAAAAAAGGAGGACACTAATATGTCTAAACTCGTTTGGGACAAGACTGGCGAACGTTATTACGAAACCGGTGTAAATCAGGGCGTTCTCTATATTCGACAGGAAGACGGCACATATTCTGATGGTGTCGCCTGGAATGGTCTTATATCCGTTACCGAAAGTCCTTCCGGCGCTGAGCCAACGCCTATATACGCTGATAATATTAAATATTTGAATTTCTTTTCCGCCGAGGAGTTCGGTGCTACCATTGAGGCTTATACGTATCCGGATGAATTTGCTCAGTGTGATGGTTCTGCCGAAATCGCTACTGGTGTCATGATCGGACAACAGAACCGCAAGATCTTTGGTCTCTCTTATAAGACTGTACTCGGTAACGATGCCGATGGCAACGACTACGGATACAAACTACATCTTATTTATGGTGCTTTGGCTGCCCCTTCGGAAAAGGGTTATTCCACTATTAACGATAGCCCAGAAGCTATCACTTTCTCTTGGGAAATCACTACAACTCCTGTTTCTGTGACTGGCTTTAAACCGACTGCTTCCGTCACAATCGATTCTACCAAGGTTAACGCTGCTAAGTTGGCCGCTTTGGAAGAAATTCTATATGGTAAAGATCCGACAACTTCTAGCGGCAATGACAGTGTTGATCCGAGATTACCTCTTCCCGATGAGATTATTACTTTGATGACCCCTGCTGCGGGCTAATTAACGGTTTGTATTTAAACTTATTTTGGGAGTCGTATTCAGGATTATTGGCTGGCGGCTCTGCTATTCCTAATTTATTGAAAGGAGAAAATTATTATGTTGAAAAAAACCATTACTTATACCGATTATAACGGTTCTGAACGTACTGAAGACTTCTACTTTAATCTTTCCAAGGCTGAGCTCATGGAAATGGAAATGAGTACAGCAGGTGGTTTGGCTGAAACGATTCAGAAGATTGTTGCTGCTCAGGACTCCCCGGCAATTATTAAGATTTTCAAAGAGCTGATACTTAAAGCATATGGAGAAAAGAGCCCGGATGGTAAGAGGTTTATTAAATCAGATGAGATCTCGACGGCATTTTCTCAGACTGAGGCATACTCTCAGCTGTTCATGGAATTGGCCACAGATGCCGATGCTGCGGCTAAGTTTGTGAATGGTATTATTCCGGTAGATTCAGGTAAGACAACTATTACTTCAGTTTCTGGAACCAATACTAATCAGTAAAATATTGGAGGGTTGAGGAATGCTTCAAATTACGATACCAGCCGTTGAACTATGGGACGAGCGGAAACAGGAATTCGTTACTACAAAAGAGCAGACATTGCAACTGGAGCATTCCCTCGTCTCTCTTTCAAAATGGGAATCCAAATGGTGTAAACCATTTCTAACAAAACAAGAAAAAACCTTTGAAGAAACTTTGGATTATATAAAATGCATGACAATCACGCAAAACGTGGATCCAGAAGTTTACAATTATCTTACAAATGAAAACATTGAAGAGATTAAAAAGTATATAGAAGCTCCAATGACGGCAACTTATTTTTCAGATGATAAAACGGTAAAATCAAGCAGAGAACAGATAACGGCAGAGCTTATCTATTATTGGATGATCGCGTTAAATATACCATTTGAGTGCCAAAAATGGCATCTTAACCGTCTTCTTACTTTAATTAAGGTTTGCAATATTAAAAATCAGCCTCCTAAAAAATTAAGTAAAAAAGAAATTATGAGTCGTAATGCTGCTTTGAACGCTGCTCGTAGAAAACAATTAAATACAAAGGGGTGAGGCGACGAATAACAAACCACAAAAACGCTATAACGCGTGGCTTACAACCTTTACAAAAAAGGCAGTTGCAGTAATTCTTATTATCTCATTAATAGATTTACAGCTATCATACATACTTGCTTTTATTGGTAAAGAGCAAATTGCAGAATCACTTTCTAGTACCATCGCTAATACCATCATCGGAGTAATGCTTGGATATTTCTTAAAAGCTCTTTTCGAAACATTCTTTGAAGAACGTGAAAAGAGATTAAATAAAAAACTCGAACAAAACTGTTCGTCTGAAGAAGACGAGTCGATTGAATAAAAAAAGGGGGTTTTACCATGCCTATTTATTTTTTAACTACAGCGCTTTTAATTGTTTCTGTTGTAACAAATCTAACGGTCGAAGGGATCAAGAAGCTTCTTGACGGGACAACTGTTAAATATTCTTCTAATGTTGTGGCCGCTGTTTCTTCAGTCATAATCGCTTGTGCTGTTTGTATCATCTATATCGTCATGAACGACGTTGTATTTTCTTTGAAGGTTGGAGTCGAGATTGTTATTCTTATGTATCTTGGATTCCTAACCTCAACGG